CAACGCCAGCCGAAATTGATACAGTAGTGCAGGATGAAGGTTATGAGCGCCGCCGCAGGATAAATCGTGCCAAGCATCTCTTGATGATACACTACCGCGAATACATAGAGCCACGGGAATATGTAACGGCAAAGGAATTGGAAGACTTAAAGAAGAACCTGCAAATTGGTCAAGGATAGCCCCAGCGCAGCCACAAGGCTTATGTGCGACCTAATGCGCTATCAGTCAGGACGCCTGACAATGGATGACATACGCAAGCATTGGGCCAAGGGGCAGTATGCAGGAGCGCCAGAGGCTTGGGCGTTAGAGGCGATAAATTACGCGAAACGGCAGAAAAATTAATAAATCGCACAAATAATGAAAAAAACGCTTTTCTTTTAAATTTACCTCGATTATAGAATGCCTATCAGCAAGGGAGTAGTCCCACCAACAAGGAGCCTGATAATGCAATACGAAGTAACCAACATAAAAACCAAAAAGTCCGTAGGCATCTACGCAACTGAGGCGGCAGCACGCCGTTACTCTGGTAAGGACTATCAAATAACGAAAACAGATAAGCCAGCAAATGCATGGCCTGTCGGCTTTAGCGCACTTTAACAAAACGGGGGCTTCGGCCCCCACCCATTAGAGGCTAAGCCTCGCCAATACGGAGAAGTAAAATGACACGCAAAGATTATCAGTTAATCGCAAACACTATCGCACAATTCAGCCGCGACCTTGCTAAAGATGCAAGTGGGGCATTAACCGATACGGGGCGCGCAATTATATCGGGAGAGCGCGTAGCCGTTCAAACTATTGCCCACAGACTTGCTTATGAGTTACAGTTGGACAATTCACGCTTTGACCGCAAGTGGTTCATCGAAGCCTGTCAATTAGATGCGGAGTTGGTAGCATGAGCCACAACCTCACAGACCTAGCCCAAGCCGCTATCGACGCTCTAAACGCTTACACCGCAGAGCATAAGCGCAAGAAAGCCCAATGGGTAGCATCGCGCTACGCTATGGCTTTTAACGGCAACGCTTTTGGCATTAGCGATGAGCAAGAGATTGAACTGCTAACCGCTATCGTCGATTATGACGAAGACCCTGCTGGCACATTGCAGGAACTGGCATTTGAGTTTGAATATGACGCTGGCGCAAACGAAGCGGATTACCGCTATGAAGAAATGCGCTCCAATGAATTGTTGCAAGGTTAAGGAGATATAAAATGGCATTTTTTACTCAAGCAATAGAAACAAAATATCTTAAAGCTACTGACAGAAAAAACAGTCGCATAAAAGCAACTGCATGGGGAGGAAGCGTTATAGTTAATTATGACTATGAGCTAAACACCGACCAAAACCATGCCGTAGCAGCGCTAACTTTGCGCCGTAAAATGGGCTGGGAAGGCAAGTTTGCTCAAGGCGGTTCCGTCAAAGGTGATGGTTATTATTTCGTAAATGTAGAGGGAGCATAAAATGTTTGATGATAAATTTTGGAAAGAAGAAGAAGAAATAGTGCTTGTTGATAGTCGGGGCATGACGCCAAGGCAATCAAATATTATGGAAATGGAAGCCATTGCTAAAGTGTATGGCTACACGGCGGAAGATATAATAGGCAAGAACCGCATGAAAAAGCTTGTTGCAGTGCGGCGCAAATGTGCTGTTATGCTGCGCGAAAAAGGTTACTCTACTACAGAGATTGGACGTATTATGAACCGCGACCACAGCACGATTGTTCATTCGCTGCAAAAGAGCAGGGCAGAGGCATGACACCTGACAAGCTCAAGCTGGCCCGTCATAGCATGGGCTTTAGCATAAACGACATGGCCGCTGCATTGCGCCTTTCGGAAGCTAACGGCGGCACAACAATTCGCAAGATGGAAGCTGGAAAGATAAATATCACTGGCCCCATAATGGTTGCCGTGGATGCCATGCTAAAGGGTTATGACCCGTTTGAGGATGATTATGACGAATACGAATAGTTATCAAGTAGGCGGTGAACATTACGCATCTAAGGCCGTGCAGCCTTGGGAAGCAATGCAAGCATGGATGTCAAAAGAAGCATTTGCTGGTTACCTACATGGTAATTGTATAAAATACTTAGCAAGGTATATAGACAAGAATGGCATTGAAGACCTAAAGAAGTGCCAGCATTACCTCGCAAAGTTAATTGAGATAGAGGGCGAAAGGAAAGCTATGGCTGATAACATACTGCAATTCCAAGCTGGCCGTGAGGCTGCAATGTGCGGACTATCACGAGATGAACGGCGCAGCAAAGATTGGCTAGAAGGCTATGACCAAGTAAAGGCGGAAACCAATGATTGACGCTCCTAAGATTGAACAGCGCAGCGTTGCGGACTTAATTCCTTATGCAGCTAACAGCCGCACACATAGCGATGCACAGGTGGCACAGATAGCCGCAAGCATTAAAGAGTTTGGCTGGACGAACCCTATTCTTGTTTCTGGTGACAACAGCATCATTGCAGGGCATGGCCGCTTACTGGCTGCACGCAAGCTTGGCATGGATGAAGTGCCAACAATCGTTCTGGACCACCTAAGCAAAGCACAGCAACGCGCCCTCGTTATAGCTGATAACCAACTTGCCCTAAACGCAGGGTGGGACATGGATATGCTGAAGGCAGAAATTGAAGATTTAATGCTTGATGATTTCAATATTTCTATATTGGGTTTTGATGATAAATTTTTGGACGCATTGAATGCAGCAGCATTTGAAGAAACAAGAATTGCTGAAGAACAGAATGTGGAAGCTGTTTTTGAAATAGCGGTCAGTTGTGCGAATGAAGATGAACAAGAGAAAGTTTATAAGATTTTAACAGAGCAAGGATTAAAATGCCGAGTTTTAACCATGTAGTGAAAACAGAATATCAACCCACATTTCGCACAGAAAAGATTGTGGGAATGTTTGATGTTCCCATGACCACCGAAATGGTCAAAGAGTGGTCTGTTAATTTGCCGATTGAGGATAAACCTTGGTCGGTTGGTTTGATTGTGGGCGCATCTGGCGCTGGCAAAACAACCATTGCAAAACGTGCATTTGAAAATGAATTGTTTTTTGAAGGCCATCAATGGGGCAAAGATGCGTTTGTAAATTCATTTGCATCTGATTTGGATATTAAATCCATAACTGACGCATTGAGCCATGTCGGTTTTGCAAGCCCACCTTCATGGTTGTTGCCTTATCATTGTTTAAGCAATGGTCAGAAGTTTCGTGCTGATTTGGCAAGGGCCATTTTGGAAACTGAAGGCGTATTGGTTTTTGATGAATTTACATCATTGGTTGATAGGACTGTCGCGCAAATAGGTAGTTTTGCAGTGCAAAAATTTGTGCGTAAAATGAAGCGTCAATTTGTTGCTGTAACTTGCCATTATGATGTTGCAGAATGGTTAGAGCCTGATTGGGTGTTTGACGTATCAACAATGGAATTTTCACGGAGGTTACTTAGGCGACCAACGGTTGAAATCGAGATACAGCGGGTGCATAATTCCATCTGGCGGGTATTCAAAGGTCATCACTATTTGAGTGCTGATTTAAATACGGCTTCAAAAATATATCTTGCGACTATTGATGGTCAGCCGGCCGCTATGACTGCAATTTTGCCATTCCCTCACCCCAAAGTCAAAAATGTATGGAAAGAGCATCGCACAGTCGTATTGCCAGACTTTCAAGGATTTGGGCTAGGAAACAGATTATCTGAACACGTTGGCGATTTGCTTCATTCAATGGGCAAACGATACACCAGTGTTACATCCCATCCATCTATGATACATTACAGGGCTAAATCGAAAAAATGGATTATGACAAGAAGCCCAAGCAGATTAGCCGCGCCAGGTTTAAAGGCAAAAACGCAAAATAACAAAAACACATCCATAAACAGGCTAACAGCATCATTTGAGTATATTGGTGACAAAAATGAACCAAGATAAATTGACAGCAAAACAAGAATTGTTCGCGCAATGTATTGCAGACGGCATGGGGCAGGCAGACGCATATCGGACAGCTTATGATGCTGAAAGCATGAAAGATGCCACTGTTTATTCCAAAGCATCTATCATGATGGCTGAGGGCAAGGTTAAGGCAAGGGTTGCTGAATTGAGGGCTGAAGTTGCTGAAAAGCAATTATGGACGCGAGAGATGTCGGTTAAAGGCTTGATAAGCGCATATCGGATTGCACTAGAGGCCAAGACTTCAACAGGCATGACGGCTGCGGTTAAAGAGCTAAACATCATGCACGGTTATAACGAACCGACCAAGCTTTCGGTCGATATGAAGTTTAAGCCGATTACGGATGAAGATTGGCTTTGAACTTCACTGATAGCCAGAAAGCGTTTGTCTTTAGCCAAGAGCCATTCCCTGCCTTTGTTGGTGGCTTTGGCTCTGGCAAGACGGCTGCTGGCATCGCACGCATTATGCGGCTCAAGCGTTACTGCCCTTATCAGGATGTAGCATATTACCTGCCAACCTATCCGCTTATTGAGGATATTGCGTTTCAACGCTTTCCCGCCCTATTTGAAAAGAACGGCATTCCGTTTAAGTTGAACCAGCAAAAGGCGGTAATGGAAACGGAACTAGGCCGCATTATATTTCGCAACATGGAACAACCCGACCGCATCGTCGGTTATGAAGTGGCACATAGCGTAGTAGACGAGCTTGACACCCTGCCTATCGAAAAGGCTCGTTCCGTCTGGAATAAGATTATCGCTCGTAACCGCCAGAAGGCATTCACAGTATCTGGCAAGCCTGTGAAAAACACCGTAGCTGTAGCGACAACACCAGAAGGCTTCCGCTTTGTCTATGACCGCTGGGTAAAGAACAAGGCTGATGGCTATGCCCTTTACCGCGCCAAGACATCTGACAACGCCGCGAACCTGCCAGAAGATTATATCAAGAACCTACAGAACAGCTATTCGTCCAGCTTATTGGCTGCGTATCTGGATGGTGAGTTTGTCAACCTTACGGCTGGTAGCGTCTATCCAGAATTTGACCGCAAACTAAATTATACACTTGAGCGCATACAGCCAAGAGAAAATTTACATATCGGGCTAGACTTTAACGTCAACAACATGAGCGCCATTGTCTGCGTCATCCGTAACAACAACCCGCTAGCACTTGATGAGCTAACAGGCGTTAGAGACACGCCAACGATGATTAGGGCGCTGCTAGAGCGTTACCAAGGGCATCAGATAACAGTTTACCCAGATGCGTCAGGCGGGGCCACCAAGAGCGTCAACGCCAGCTTATCGGATATAACCTTGCTGCGCTCTGCTAATTTCACAGTGCTTGCGCCTAATAAGAACCCAGCCGTTAAGGACAGAGTAATTGCGCTTAACCAAATTATTCACAATCAAGGCGTAAGACGATTGTTGGTAAACCCTGACAAATGTCCCAACCTAATTGAAGGATTAGAGCGGCAAGCCTACAATAAATCAGGTGAGCCAGATAAAACGGCTGGCCTTGACCACTTAAACGATGCCATTGGCTATTTTATTGCGTATAAGTATGCTATTGGTAGAGGAACGGTT